ACCCAGCGCAGCGCCGACATCACCGACCTGTGCGCCCGCCACAGCGTGCCGCACCTGGCTGCGGGCCTGATCCGGGGCAGCCAGACGATCGAACAGGCGCAGCGCGCTGTCCTCGAGGAGCTGGCCCGCCGCGATGCCGCCGGCGGTGGCCACCGCAATGTCACCAACGTCCAGACCGTGAACGACGAGCACTCCACGCGCTTGGCGGGCATCGGCGAAGCCCTGATGCACCGCTGCGACGCGCGCGCCCAGCTCACCGACAACGGCCGCCAGTACCGCAGCTTGAGCCTGCTGGAAATGGGCCGCGAGCTGCTGGAAGGCTCCGGCGTGCGCACCCGCGGCATGGACCGCATGACGCTGGCCACCCAGATCATGCTGCATCGCACGGCCGCGGGCTCGCTGGGCACCAGCGACTTCGGCAACCTGCTGGCGAACGTCGCCAACAGGCGCCTGCGCAACGCGTACGACGAGAACCCGGGCACTTATGCCGTGTGGGCCCGCCGCGCGCCGAACGCGCCGGACTTCAAGACCATGAGCGTGGTGCAGCTGGCCGGCACGCCCGACCTGCTGCAGGTCAACGAACATGGCGAGTTCAAGTACGCCTCCATGTCCGACGGCAAGGAGACCTACGGCCTGCTCACTTACGGCCGCATCGTCAGCCTCACCCGCCAGGCGATCGTGAACGACGACCTGCGCGGCTTCGATCGCCTGGTCACCGCCTTCGGCGCCTCGGCGCGCCGGCTGGAGAACCGCACGGTGTACAGCCAGCTGACCGCCAACGCGGCCCTGAGCGACACGATCGCGCTGTTCCACGCCAACCACGCGAACCTGGCCACCGGCGCCGGCTCCGCGCTGCAGGCGTCGTCCCTCAAGACGATGCGCACCGCGATGCGTGTCCAGAAGGGTCTGCAGAGCGAGGAGCTGAACCTCACGCCGGCCTACCTGATCGTGCCGGCGGCGCTGGAGCAGGACGCCTACCAGCTCACCAGCAGCAACTACGTGCCGGCAACGAAGGCGGAAGTCAACGAGTTCCGCCAGGGCGGCCGCACCGCGATCGAGCCGGTAGTCGAGCCGGTGCTGGACGCGAACAGCGCCACGGCCTGGTACGCCGCCGCGGCGAGCAGCCAAGTGGACACCGTGGAGTACTGCTACCTGGACGGCGCCGACGGTCCGGTCATCGAGTCGCAGATGGGCTTCGAGATCGACGGCATGCAGCTGAAGGCCCGTCACGACTTCGCGGCCAAGGCCATCGACTACCGCGGCCTCTACAAGGCGGCGGGCGCCTGATCAGGGCGTGGGGAGTGAAAGACCGGCGCCGCTCGGCGCCGGCTTTCCGAAGCGGCAGCGATCCACCTGGTCGGGCCGCTTCGGGAAGCCCACCAACCACCTGGAGCGATTTGCATGAAGAACTTTGTCCAGAAGGGTGACGTCCTCACCCTGACGCCCGCCGCCGCAGTTGCCTCCGGCGTGGGCTACCTGTTCGGCACCGGCCTGTTCGGCGTCGCCGTGAACGACGTGGCGATCAGCACCGCCGGCGAGTTCATCACCGAAGGGGTGATCGACATCGCCAAGACGTCGGCGCTGGCCATCAGCATCGGCGACCGGCTGTACTGGGACGCCACCAACAAGTGCGTGAACAAGACCGCCACCGCGCAGCAGTGCGTGGGCATCGCGGTCGCCGACGCGGCGAACCCGTCGTCCACAGTGAAGATGAAGCTCGGCGCCTACGTCGCCGTCGCAGCCTAAGGCGCAGCCGCCCCATGAGCTTCGCGGACCTGGAGCAGCGTTCGAACGCGGCCGTCATGCGGCGGCTTTCGAATGCGCGCGCCGCAATGATCGGCGGCTCCGGGGACTTTCCTGTGATCTTCGACCGCGCCCATATCGAGGCCCAGGGAGTCAGCGCCAGCGCACCAGTGGTCACCGCTCTGGACTCGGACATCACCGCACAGGGCGTGGTCTCCAATGTGTCCCAGCTCGCGGTGAGGGGTCACACCTACACCGTCCGCGACATCCAGCCTGACGGCACCGGCATGTCCCTCCTGATCCTGGAGGCGTAATGGCCCAGAGCCGCCAACTCCAACTGCGCGCCGCCGTGGCGGCGCTGCTGGCCGGCCTGAGCGTCGATGGCGGCGTGCATCAGGATCGCGAGTTCGCGCTGCCCACCGACAAGGTGGCGCAGCTGCACGTGAACTTCAGCCTGTCGCAGCCGCTCTCGCCGGATCTGGTCTTCACCTCCCACCCGCGCGACTGGCGCACCGAGATCGAGCTGGTCATCCTCGCGCGCAAGAGCGGAGCGGTGGAGGCGGCCGATGCGGCCGACGCGCTCTGGGTCGACGCCTATGCCGCCGTGATGGCTGACCAGACGCTCGGAGGCCTCGCCTGGGAAATGTTGCCCGGCGAGGCGAGCAACGCGCCGGACCAGGCCGACACCAGCGTCTGCCGCCTGACCTGGACGGTGATCGTTCATCACCGCACCAGCAACGACACCCTGACCTCCTGAAAGGCATCGAGACATGGGCAAGACCACCCCCGAAGAGAACGCCAGCACGGCGGGCGTTGCCGCGGCCGTCCAGGCGATCGCGGGCGGCGCCGAGTCCGCCGTTATCCGCGCTGTGCCGGGCCAGCCCTGGCCCGAGCCGCCCGGCGGCGGCCGCTGGGTGCGTAACGCCAAGACCGGCGACCTCACCTGCGTCGAAGCCACGCAGCCGGAGGACCAGGCCAGCCGCGCCGCTCGCCGCGCCGCCCAGCGTGCCGAGGATTCGGCCGCCGCCCCCAACAAGTTCACCCCGAAGGATTAAGCCATGGCCCGTTTCCTCCGCAACACTGTCATCCTCGCGAAGTCGGAAGTCACCTACGGCACCGACCCGACGCCGACGGGCGCCGCCAACGCCATGCTGGTGTCGAACGTCAGCATCACGCCGCTGAACGCGCAGAACGTGCCGCGTGACCTGATCACCGGCTACATGGGCGGCTTCCAGCACCTGGTCGGCACCCGCTATGTGGAGTGCTCCTTCGATGTCGAACTGGTCGGCTCCGGCACTGCCGGCACCGCGCCGGCCTGGGGGCCGCTGATGCTGGCCTGCGGCTTCGCGGAGGCGGTGACGGCGAGCACGCGAGTGGACTACACGCCCGTCTCCAGCTCCTTCGGCTCGGCCACGATCTACTACTACGACGACGGCCTGCTGCACAAGCTGACCGGCGCCCGCGGCAACGTGACCTTCCGCCTGGGCAGTGGTGGCCGCCCGGTGATGTCCTTCTCCTTCCTGGGCCTCTACAACACGCCGACGGCCGCAGCGAACGCCACGCCGACGCTCACCGGCTTCCAGGTGCCTGCGGTGGTGTCGGAGGCCAACACCGCAGATCTCATGCTCGGTTCGACGCACACCGTCGGCGTCGCGCCCGCGTTGACCGCCGGCACTGCCTACCCGAGCCTGGGCCTGGAGTTCGGTCCGAACAACTCGGTTTCGCACATCCCCCTGCTGGGCGGCGAGTCCGTCGAGATCACCAGCCGCGAGGCAAGCTGCTCCTTCCAGATCGAACCGACGGCGGCCCAGGAGGTGACCCTGATGGGCAACGTGGAGAGCGCCACGCTCACCAGTGTGGGCCTCGTGCACGGCACCACGGGCGGCAAGAAGGTGCTGGTGTTCCTGCCTTTCGTGCAGCTGATCAACCCGAGCAAGCAGGACCAGGCCGGCAAGCGCATGGTCGGTTTCGATGGCCGGGTCACCCCCAGCGCGGGGAACGACGAGATGCGGATCGTGACGTTCTGATCCTGCGCGCAGAAGAACAACCACTACAGGAGAAACCATGGCCTTTCGTCTTGCGATCGACAACCGCGTTGCCGTGACCGTGAAGGGGAAGATCCCCGGCGCGTCGCGGGGTACGCACACGAACTTCAACTTCACGCTCGACATGGAGCGCATGACGCAGCCGCAACTGACGGAGGCGCTGTCCAGCGGCGACCGCGTGGACGACTTCCTGGCCAGCAAGACCGCCGGCTGGGAAGGGCAGCGTCTGGTGCTGGACGAGGGCGGCAACCCCGCGGCATTCAGCGAGGAGGCGTTCCGCGAGCTGCTGAAGGTGCCGGGCATGACCGTCCACGTCCTTCAGGCGTACACCCGCGATCTGGGGGTGCAGGAAAAAAACTAGCCGACGCTGCGCGCCTGTGGGCGCGCGGCGAGCTGACGAACGAAGACGAAAAGCCCGATGCCGACCACCTCGACCAGGCTGCAGCAGCTTTCGGCCTCGACCTCGAGGGGGTGCTTGCGCCGCAGCCTGCGCGACGCTTCTACCTCTGGCCGGAGAACGTGCCGGCATGGCAGTTCTTCCTCGCCTGTCGTACCCAGTGGCGGCACGGCTTCAACGGCCCCACGGGCCTGGACTACGCCGGCGTGGAGTGCCTGATGCGGCAGCTGCGCATCGGCCCGCGCCGCCAGGCAAAGCTGTGGCCGCTGCTGCGCGCGGCGGAAGTTGGCTACCTGGAAGGCATGCACGAGCGCGCGGAGCTCGCCGAGCGTGAGCGCGAGCGAGGTGGTGCGCGGTGAGCGAAGCAAAAATTCTCGTCACGGCAGAGGACCGCACCCGTGCGGCGATGTCCTCCGCGAAGAAGAACCTCCAGAGCGTGTCCGAGGTCGCCTCCGCGATGGGAGTGACGCTGGCCAGCCTCGGCACGGCGGCGACGCTGAGCGGGCTGGCACTGATGGTTAAACGGATCAACGACGGTGTCGACGCCCTCAACGACCTGAAGGACGCGACGGGAGCCTCGATCGAGAACATCTCCGGCCTCGAGGAGGTGGCGCAGAAGAATGGCCACTCCTTCGACACCGTGGGCCAGTCCCTGATCAAGTTCAACCAGGCGCTGAACCAGACGCTCAAGCCCGGCTCGGACGTCGAGAAGGTCCTCAAGGCCATTGGCCTGAACGCCGCGCAGCTGCGCTCCATGGATCCGGCCGAAGCCCTGCGGCAGACCGCCGTCGCCCTTAGTGCATTCGCCGACGACGGCAACAAGGCGCGCGCCACGCAGGAGCTGTTTGGCAAGAGCCTGCGCGAAGTCGCCCCCTTCCTGAAGGACCTGGCTGAGGCCGGGGCGCTCAACGCGAAGGTCACCACCCAACAGGCGGAAGAGGCCGAGAAGTTCAACAAGGAGATCTTCAAGCTCCAGACGTCGCTGACCGACCTTGGGCGCACGATCGCGAACCCCCTCGTCACGCAGTTGAACACCCTGATCAAGGGGTTCCGTGACGGGAGGGTCGAAGGGGCGAGCTTCTTCGAGATGCTGGCCAAAGGGGCGCAGCTGGCCACCCCCGCTGGGGTGGCCTCTTACTTCGCCAACCAGCTGATGGGCGGCAAGGAGCCAGATCGTGCAGCCGACGCGATGGGTAACGTCAAGAAGCTGCGCAGCCAGCTGGCCTTTGCGGAGAAGCGTGGCCTGCCCACAGACGACCTCCAGCTGCAGCTCAATGACGCGGTGGCGCTGCGCAACAGGGTCTGGGGCAACCAGGTATCCCTCGACGACACGGGTGATGCGATGTCGCGCCGGCTCGGACGTCCTCCGAGCATCGCTCTTCCGGAGGACGGGAAGAAGCCGAACGGGGAATACGACGCGCTGATCAAGCGCATCAAGGAACGAATCGCCCTGTCCGGTCAGGAATTGACGATCGGACGCGAGCTGACCGACTCGGAGAAATTCTCCGTCAAGGTGATGGAAGACCTCACCCTGATGAAGAAGCAGCTCACGGCTGCCGAGCGGGCGCAGATTGTCGCCTTGGTCGAACGCGCGAAGGCGCAAGACCTGTCCCTGCAGATCCAGAGGAGCGAGCTCGAGCTCGCCCAGCAGACCGCGAACCTGCGCCAGCAGCAGCGAAACCGGGATTACGAGCAGTCCGCCGCAGCCACGGCCGACATCATGGGCGGGTATCAAGCCTCGCTGTCCTCGGTGAAAGAGCGGGTGCAGGGCCTGAAGGACGAGGCCGAAGCGGCCAAGATCTCCGCTGGGCAGAACGTCTCCCTCGCCGAAGCGGTGGAAATGGTGGCGATTGCGCGCCTGCAAGAAAAGCAGTCGCTGACCGTCGAAGGTGGGGAAGCCTACGAAGCCATCCAGCGCGAGATCGACGCACGCCAGGAACTCCTGAAGCTCACGAAGGACCGCGCAGACATGGACCGCGTGCGCGATGTCCTGCAGTCGGTCGATCGCACGGCGCATGACGTGTGGGTGAACATCTTCGACGGCGGCTCCAACGCCTTCAAGAAGCTGGGCCAGGTCCTCAAGGCTTCCGTCCTGGACCTCCTGTACCAGATGGCGGTGCGCCCCTTCATCATCAACGTGGGGACGAAGGTTCTCGGTGG